TTCTTGGAAATTATTGATTTATGGAAACCAATATTAACTCCAAAGTCCTCCATAAGACGTGTGTATTCTAAGGCCACGCCGCGATGTGCGATCACGACATCGTCGCCTAGGACTGCATATGCCTCAAACCAACCTTCCACGTTTGCTCGCTTGGCAGCGAATTGCACAATTGCATGATGAACCAGCGCCAACATGGCCCAGGATGAGTAAGCGCCCATGGGTTGCCCCACGGCATACCTAATGAGGCCTCGTTCCCTCCCTGGTACGGTATACCAAGCCGGGAGAAACTCTATAGTCCATTTCGGGATTTTAAAGTACCGAGACGATAAAAGGTGCCGCCAATGATGAGCGAATTCCTGAGTCGTGAAAGTCGCTAACAGCGTCTGCTGCAGCTCAACTGGTATTCTATCCGTGGCCGCACTTAAGTCGAAACTAAAGCACTCATAGAGGTTCTCTTTCTCCATGTACCCCAGCAATTTCTTGACTGGGGCCATTTGATCAAAAGTTCCATCCTGAGGAATTACCCTCAGAATTTTATCAAAGATAAACCTATGTAATGGGAATAGAAACCACTGTGTCAAGCAGTCCACCATGGCAACGACACGCATCTTTCCAGGTTCCTCCACAAGATGCAACCTGCCTAGCTCACCTTGGGGCCCGAGTTCCAATGCTGAGTCCTCCAGCGCAGATTTCGAAGCAATCGCTCTAGCAATCCTAGAATCCTCTAAAAGAGTTTGGGATTTCTCCACACGTTTTACTCCTAGTGCCCACGCTGGGTGGTCAACAAGGTTCCAAGCCCGGGTTAGCTGTACCAACGTCATAAGGTGCATCAGATATTGGGGACGTGTCAACCAGGACACAATATCATCAACAACATTTAACGCGGAAACAGACCCATCTTTGGAGTTAGCTCCAGATTTCAAGAGTGGTATCATTCGAACCACGTATCCCCAAAGCTGCTCAGTGTACCGTTTCTGCCCTACTCCCGCAACCTGTTCCGCGGCACCGTACGGGTAATACCGTACAGCCTTCACGTACTTAGTGAAACGAGTCTCAGACTTGTCGGCACGCTGAGGAGGGACAAAGTCAGTACGGAACCGAGAGCATCCCTTCTCTACGAGTCTATCTCTGAACTGAGTTGTAAATTCAGCCCATGTTTTCAACAAGTAAACAGGAAGATCTCGACCTGGACCAACAATGGAAGTAAATGATACTCGACCTTTAAAGTCTAAAACCCGGTAAAGGGTAAATAAACCTAACCAGAATCGAATACAACCTACATCACCTTGCTTAATACGCAGCCGATGATTACCTACTATCAATCTAGGCAACCCAGAATGATTACATGCCACTGCAACACCCGCTAAGCGAGGATTAGCTAGCGGTTCTCCGGATACATAACGTAACAATGTTACGTTAGCAGCCTTGAGGTGCATCGCTAACCCCCGCTGTCCTTGATGTTCTTTCATACGCACCGCCCACCGCGCAAAGACAAACGTGGCCTTAACCCAACCAGGGGATGTTGCACCCAACATCAGCGGGATTGCTCGGATGAGCAACCCAACCAATGAGGAAGCGGATTTTACTCCGCTCTGCCAAATAGACGAAGCAGTCTTCACCTGTAAGGGCGAAAACTGTCTCATTGTGCTTATTCTTCTAATATATTAGATATATTGAACTTAACACACAACTCCAAGCCTTAGAGCTACGCCAAGAGGGTTGTAATCTCCCAAACCATATTACTATGATCTCCCTTTGATACTATCACAGGGGGAATACTCTACGACCGAGAATCCATCCTTCGGTTTCCATACATCAGAATTGCTCCCGATGCATGGGCCGCAGGCAGGCTGTTAAGCCAGGGTGTGTCCCTGAGGTTGACACTAGCTACATCTCGTAGTCTCATTGTCCCCTCCCACTTAGAGGTTATTACATAACCCTATGCACCAAAACTAATTCTAACTACATAGTAATTAGCTTCGGGTCCGACCGCCCGTTAAGCGATCAGAAATAATAGAAGTCAGGCAAGTCCCCGTCTAAGCGGAAATTCTCCTGGCTAGGTGAAAATCTAGCCGATGCGATGTTCTCCTTGCGGATATTGCATATTGGTTACAACCATCATCAAATCACTACGAGTGCACAAAGTGTTGCCTCGCCTTTCTCCGCACCATCTCTGGTACGTTCTGTGAGAGGAATACTCCCACTGGATCATGCCTGAGGTTTGTGCAGTTTTCCCTAACGGGGCTGGGGTGATGTTCAACATCTCCTGGCCGTCGAAGGGTCTCCCTCGAGTCTCTGGATTTCAACCCAGATTCGTTGAGTGAGTTTCAATTAAAGCACTAGGCCCAGTTATGACTTACTCAGAAGTCCTAACTCCTAGACTCATCTAGAAGTGACCCTTCTGGTGTTTTTAACACAGAAGAAAGGTAACAATGCCTTGGAAGAAGCCGATTTACCGCTTCTCCAGTCACTTGGGGAATTTACACTTATCACCTCCTAAGAGAAAAATATCTCAAAGGATTCCTTCCATGTTTCTCAACTGCCAACTCGGAGGATCTCCTTCTGTTGGCAGCCTGCTCCTTACGCGGCTGAAGATGCTGACATATTAAGTCATACGGTGGTCGGCCTAGCGATAGGTCTTCATCACCGAGCCGGATAATAAATCCCGG